TCCGGCTGGATGCGCACGGGCCCGATCACGCCGATCCGCTCCTTGGTCGGAATCGGTTGCCCCAGCCAGTCTGGCTTTGGCAGGAGTTGCTGGCGAAAGCCCGGGATGCGCGCCATGATGGCCTCGAGGCTGGAATTGACTTCGCGGACCACGGGGTCCGCCATGGCGGTCGGCTGGCCGATGATGTTCGGCACGAGCGAGCCAGCCATCCGCTGGATGAAGCGCGGCGCGAAGCGCGTGGGATCGCTCATCGCCTCGATCACGTTGGTGATGTCCTCGAGGAAGGTCTTGTTCGTGACGGCGTTGGCGAAGGCCCTGGCGAGGATCTTCGGCAGCTTGTCCTTTTCTTCTTCCGTCATGTGGTCCCAGGCAAGGCTCATGTCGGCCGAGAGGTTCATGAGGGTCCCGATCGGCTCGATCCTGCCGTACTCGTACCACTTGTCGCCGATCCTGATGCTGACCGGCTGCTCGACGCCGGCCTTGCCGCGCTGCTTGCCGGGATCTGGGCTGCCGCTGCCCGTGATCTGGCCGGCGAACGCGTAGGCCATGGTGAGCGCCATGATCCCCGAGCCCAGCACGACTTCGGCGATCGCGCGGTCGCGCGCAGCGCCCCCCTGGCGGATGTCGGCCCGCCACTCGCCTACCATCGGCGCGAACGGGCTCATGCGCGCGACTTCCTTGGTGATGTTGATCGGCGTGCGGATGAAGGGCAGCATCCACTGCAGGTTCCACTTGGTCACGAAGAGCTGCAGCGCGACACCCTTTTCGCCGAGCGGTGCGTTGAATGTCATGCGGACGGCCGCCTGGCTCGCCGCCGCCGCCATCTCCTCGGTGGGGGCGTCTTTCAGCGCAGTCACGCGCTCGGCAAACTCCCGGGTCAGCGGGTTCAGGCCCTCATCAAATGCCTTGCGGATCGCGAGGCCCGAGAGCTCGCCCCGTTCGTACATCGTCTTGACGAGCACGTCCTCGGCGCCCATCAGGCGGAGCGGGATGCGGATCAATTCGCCCGCGCGTCCCGGGATGGCCTCGCGGTAGCTTTCGGTTTTCTGCGTGGCTTCGTCTGCCCTGAAGTTGGCCGCGGCGAGCTTCAAGCCGTCCTGGATGCCGGACATCATGCCGGTCAGGCGTGCCACTGCCTCGCTCATCGAGGCCCGGCTTGATTCGCCCATGCCTGGGCTTGCGCCGCGCGCCATGCCGATCATCGCGGCCAGCACGTCGACCGGGGGCCGCATGAACTGGAAGCTCTCCGTGCCGAAGATGTTGACGGTGTGCGTGACCGGGCCCGAGAGCAGGCTCGCTTTCCAGGCCTCGACCACCATGTCCCACTTGGTGGCATCGGTCACGCCCTTGGCGAAGACGAGCTGCGCCTTGAGGTCCTTGATGTCGGCGTGCAGGCGCGCGATGTCGAGCGCGGACTTACCGCCGAAGTGCTGCGCCATGATGGCGTCGAGCCTGAGTTTGAGCGCCGCGGCCTCCTCGGCGGCGTTGCGCGCGGCCGCCTGGAAGAGCTCGGCCGGACTCCGGGGCGCGCCGGCCGTGATTTCGACCATCTTGTCGACGACGCCCGATTCAGGCGTCATGTCGCGGATCTGGTTCATGGCGCGCGCAGCCGCGGCCCGCAGGCCCAGGAATTCGGCGTGCGCCATGCGCATGCGGACAATGCTCTGCAGGTAGTCGAACTGGTCCTGGACGGTGGCGTTGTCGCCTTTTTGCAGCACTTCGTCCCTGAGCTTCAGGCTGTGCTTGACGACTGCGTTCATCACCTTGAAGGCCGCGCGCTGCTTTATGTCGTGCGGAATGTTGCCTTCGGTTTCCAGGACGATCTTGCCGCCCAAGATGTCCTCGCCTAGTTTGTCGGCCTCGGCGTTCGCCTGCTCCCAGCTCTTGACGCCGTCTTTCCCGCCGCGGCGCGCCTGGATGTTCTGCTGGTCGAGGTTGGCGACCTGCTGGATGGCGAGCTTCAGGTCCAGCGGCCCGTTGATGTACTGGGCGTTCACCCTCGAGTCGCGGGTGGGCCCGCTGCCCGGGCCGGCCTGCAGTTCCTCGGCGAAGGGCTCCATGGCCAGTTTCTCGTCCACGAAGCCGGGCTCGGGGGCCTTTTTCTCGCCTGGCGGCGTGACCACGCGGGCGGCGAGGTCTGCCTTGGCTTCCGGCACGTAGGCCCGCGGGACGTCCAGGGCCCGAGCGTCGGCGATCTCCTGGTCGGTCGCCAGCATGCGGTCGAGCACACCCCGCAGGTCTGGGTTGATCTCGACGTTCAGGTTCTTGAGTTCCCGGTAGATGTCGAGCAGCCACTGCTTGAAGCGCTCGAAGACGCCGCGCAGCTCGATCGACGGCGCCTGGCCCTCGCCGAGGTAGCGCTCCCCTGAGCGCGCGAATTGTTCGTGGCTCGCCCGGCTGATCTCGCCGGATTCCGGGATGGCGAGTTCGCGCCGCAGGATCTCCCAGTCGGCCTTCAGTTGGGCCGGCGCGTCTGGCCGAGCGGCGTCGATCTTCATTTCCTCGAGCCAGCTGTGGGTGAGCTCGTGGACGACGGTCGACTTGTCGGCGCCCTGCATGATCGTGATCAGGTTCTCGGCGACCTGGTAGCTGCCGCGATGCTGCTGGAAGAGCGGCATGCCCTGCAGGGCCTTCTCGCGCAGCTTGGGGGTGATGTCGAAGCCGGGTTGTGAAAGAGTAGGAAAATATCCGTCCAGCTCGTCGTGAGTAGGAAGCCGTCCTTCGTCTCGGAAGAAACGGCGCTCAAACTCTTGTATCCCCTTCTCGCCTACGCCCTCGTCTATTCGCAGATCTCCGATCTTCCCGCCGCCCAGCTTCTTCAGCACGTCCTTGGCGACGTTCGGCACGATGCGGTCGTAGAAGGCCGCCATGCCGGTGTCGTCGATCTTCAGGTTCTCGCCTTCGATCGTGCCGGTCTGGGCTGGGTCGTTCCTGATGCGGTCTGCCATGGACTTTCCGACTGCGTCTGAGAGCGCGTCCTCGCGCTCGGTGGTGTCGACGACCTTATTGCGCCTGCCGCGGCTTTCACCTGGCGCGCCTTGACCACCACCTGGGCGGCCCTCGTGCTTGTACCCGACCAGCTGCACGCCATCCTTGGTCTTGGTCCACTCGATCGAGTCCACGGCCTTGCGCAGTGCCTCGGTGTAGCGGCTGACCTGCTGCTCGCCGGTCGTCCAAGCGACCCGGTCGAAGCCGTTCTCGGCGGCGTAGCGGATCATGCGCTTCAGGGTGAGCGCGACCCAGGCGTCGGTCTTGCCGACGAATGGGGCGGCCGGGATCTTCTGTTCTTGCAGTTTGTCGCGCTCCATGATAAGCGCCGTTTCTTCGCGCTCAAGTTCAGGCGTCCATTTGCCTTGGGCTGGTAATTGGCGCATTTCGGCCAGCCTTGCCTGGACCGCCTTCAGTCGCTCTGCGTCCGCGAATCCTTCCTTCTTCCCCTTCTGCGCCCAGTCGCTCTGGATCTCCTCGACGAAGAGCACGCGCTTGCCTTCGGCGTCGGTGCGCTCGTTGAAGCGCACGTGCGCGAGGATGTTCGGCTCGTCAAAATGGGTGCTCCGAAATTCCGGCCCTGGGACACGCTGGAATTCCCGAAGAGCCAATTGGTCGAACCTGTCTCGGCCGTTAGGACCGAGCGTTTCGTAATTCTCCCCAGATGCGACAGCAAGTTCTCTTGCCCGAGTTCTGACTTGTTCGAATGTGTAGTTGACTGCCTCTGTTGCTGGCAGCGTCAGTTTCAGCTCGCGGTAGTTCTCGCCGCCTGGGAGTTGGTACTGGCCGAACTTGGTGGATGGGGCGTCTTTGGAACCAGCCCAGTACCGCTCGACATTGGTGGCCGCGATCGCTGCTAGTTGGAGAGTTGGATCGTCGTGGGCCCACCGCTCAAGCGTCGCCGCATCGACAATATCTCCTGTCTCACGGTCGTGGAATGCAACATTCGATGGATCCTCCGGGTCGACTTCGATACCTATCCCTCGCTTTTCGAGTTCTTGTCGTTCTCTGGATATCTCTTTGTCGCTGATGTTTTTTTCACCGGCCCCTCCGGCCATCTTCTCGGTCACCTTCACGCCGTTCTGGCGCAGGAAGGCCGTCACATCTTCCTTCGAGACCTTGCCTGGCTGCAGGTCGAGCCACTCCTCGATGCCGCTCCACTTGATCTCTTCGGCCCTCACGCCCTTCAGGCCCTTCAGCAGTTCCTTCCAGCCTTGCGCCGGCGCCTGCTTCATCTTCGCTGCATCGATCTGGCGCTCGAGTTCGGAGTACCACAGCGGGCCTTTGGCGACATCCTGGAACAGCGTGCCTTGCGTGTTGAACAGATCGGCTTGGTCTACGCGTGGCGGCAGACCCCTGGCGGCACGCTCGGCCGCGGCCTCCGCGGACAGCTTGCGCTTCGCTTGGTTGTCGGCCTCGAGGTTGCGGGCTTCCAGCTCGGCCGGCGTCTCGGGCTTCAGCTCGAAGGCGTCCAGCGGCCCCTGCTTCAGATCGCCCTCGCGCCCGGTCACGCCGCCGGGCTTGGCCATCTCGCGCAGCTGCTGGACCAGTTCCGGGTGCAGCGGCCAGTTGTCCCAGAGTTCCTGCTCCTGCCTGAGTTCGATGATCTTCGCGCGCACGGCCACCGGGTCCTCGACGTTCACGCCCATCTTCTTGGCAATCTCGGGGCGCTTCGATGCCCCAGAGACGGCGGCGATCTGCTCGCCGATCTTCCTCTGCCGGCTCGAGGCGGCCTTCGCCATGGCGCTCGCCTCGCGCATGGCGCTGTCGTCAAACCCGAAGATGTCGCCCTGGGCCCCCTTCGCCATGCGCTCGGCGGCCATGAGGTCGACGGCCTTCATGGTGTTCACCGCGACCAGGATCGATTTCCCATCCTGCACCATCGAGACGCCAAGCGCCTGCAGGCGCTCGCTTCCGGGGGCTGCTGCGCTTACGGCAAGCGCCGCTTCATCGGATAGGAGACCGGCACGATGCGCGGCAAGGAGGTCGCCGCTTGCATCCCTGGCGATGGCATACCCGGTTCGGCCCTTTGCGCGCGCCAGAAGTCCGAGCTCGTCGGCTGCCTCTTTCGAGAGACCGGCATCCTTAAAATATTGGGCATAGTCGGCTACGCTCCCCTGTTCTTCGCGGATGTTGAGTTGGGCATCCAACGTGGCCGCTTTTCGCACGTCGAAGCCTTCTGCTTCCCGGTGGATCTGCGCCGGGATGGTGGTTTCTCCTGAGCGGCGCGCCAGATCCAGGCGGTGCCGTCCGCTGATCACTTCCATGGCGCCGTTCAGGCGCTCCCAGACCTGGATCGGGCCGACTCCGGTGCGGTCGAACCGGCCGCCCAGCGGCACCACAACGCCCTCGACGTTCGCCGCGGCCTTGAATTGCGGGACTTCCTTCGAGAGCACCAGGTTGGCGAGCGGCAGCTCGACGGTGGCCATGCCCTCGACGGCTAGGCGCGGCACGACCGGCGCTGCGATGGGTTCGCCGAAGAGGTCGACTTCCGGCAGTTCGTAGCGCGGCGCCTCCGGTGGCGCCTCGGCCTCGACTCGGGCGAGTTCGACGGCGCTCGCGTCCTGCACCTGCAGGGGGCGCTCGCGGTAGACGTCCTCGGGCAGCATGCCGAGGCGCTCGGCCCTGGTGCGCACGCGCGCGCGGACCAGCGCGGCCACGGCCATGGCGTGGTCGTCGCCGAGCGGATCCAGGCCGGCATCCTTCCGGGCCTGGTCTGCCGCCCGGACCTGTCCAAGCACGTCGTCGTAGACCCGCTGGGCACTCGCCTCCCGGGCCTCCAGCGTGATCCTGACAGGCGCTTCTGCTGCGATGCCGAAATGCCGGCCCAGGGCCTCGGGGCGTTCGAGGTTGTTCTTCAGGAACACCCGCTCGGCCCGTTCGGCGTCTGCGAGGCTCTGGCTGGCCGCCTTGCCTTCCAGTTCGGCGAGGCGTGCCTCTGCCATGGTCCTGGCCCTGGCGGCGCCCTCGGGCGCCAGAACGGCCTCTGGCGGTGCTTCTGCTGGCGCTACCGGCGGCTCGCCGGCGGCCAGGCGTGCCTCCAGCTCGGCCACGCGGGCCTTCAGGGCCTGTCGCTCGACCCGCTCGGCGTCGGTCAGGTACTCGGCCGGCCTGCCCTCGATGGTGATCAGTTGGCCGAAATCGTCGGTCACCGTCCGCGTCGGCGTGCCGCCCGCCTTTTCCTCGAGCGCGCTCAGACGAGCCTGGTCGCGGAAAAGCGACTCCTGGATCGATGGCATGGCCACGCGGCCGTCGGGTTCACGTGGAACATCGGGCGCTGGGCCTCTGGCCAGCTCGTCGGCCACCTTCACGTCGGCCTGGGCGTCGGCCACTTGCTCGGCCGGGGTCTTGCCGGTGCGCTCGTAGACGTTGGCGATGCGCTGGGCGGTGGTTTTCAGCGCGCCCATGCGCTCGAGGCCCATGTGGGCGCCCTTCAGGGTCAGGATCACGCCGGCTGCGTCCACGAATTCCCGGGCTTCTGGCAGGCGGCCGTCGAGCGCGGCCGGGAAGGTCACCATGGCCGCGATCTGCGCGGCCACGTCGGTTGCACCTGCCGCACGCGCCGCGCCTCGGGTCGCCATGGTCGCCGTGCCAAGGCCAACCGCGGTCGCTGCCTGGCTCGTCGCGCCCATGGTGGCTGCGAAGGCTCCGCGGGCGGCTGCGCCGGCGCCGAAGGTCACCGCGCCGACTGCGCCCTCGTGGACCATCGCCTTGGCGGTTTCCCTGACGATGTTGAACCAGTCGTATGGCGTCTGGCCGGCCTGCGCCTTGTAGACTTCCATGAGCGAGGTCCGAATCCCCGCCGGTGCGGCGAACATGGCCGATCCGCCGCCCACGATGGCGCCCACCGGGCCCGCGACCGCGGCGCCCAGCGCTGCACCCTTCGCGCCGGCCGGGATCATGATCGGCAGGTCTGCCCCTACGCCGGCCACGCCCGTGGCGAGGCGCTCCCACCAGCGCGAGGTTTCCGGGTTCATGACGAGGTCTGGGAGCTTCCGGCGGTAGGCCAGACCGATCGCCGATGCCTGCAGGCCGGCCTCGACGTGCTCGAGAAACCCCACGGGCTCACGCACGGCCGCATTCGTCGGCGCGACTTCCTGCAGGCCCTCGTACATGCCAGGCGGTGCCTTGGGCGCCGGCGGCTGCTGGGGTGCGAGTTGCAGGCCCTCGTAGAGGTCGGCCATCAGCGGGCGCCTTCCAGCTTCTTCAGGATGCCGCGGGCGAGCTTCTCGTCAGCCGGCGGCAGGCCGTACTCCAGCGCGCGCTCGATCAGTGCGGCGTCGTAGGCGGTCACGACGCGCGTGCGCTTGATGTCGCCCCAGGCCGACAGGACGGCGTCGCGCTCGGGCGGGATGGCCTGGGCGATCGCCTCGCCGGTCTGCACGAACGATCGGTAGCCTTGCACGAACGGGTAGAAGGCGGCCTTGCCGAGTCCCATGGCCACCTGGCCGAGGCCCTCGAGCAGGCCGAGCCTGCCCTCGATCGCCTGCAGCTGGCGCTCGCGCTCGACGCCGGCCTTGCGCTTTTCGCCTGCCTTGGCTCGCCCTTCTGCCACGCTCATCGGCTTGTAGATCTCGAAGTCGGCGACTGTTGGCTCCTGCGCTGGCGCGGGCGCGGCAGCTGCAGCGGGAGCGAGCTTGCCTGTCTCGAGCATTGCGGCTGGCGCTGGTGCTGTGGCGGCCGGCGCCGTTCCATCTGCTGCGGGTGCTGCCGGTCGGCCCGGGATCACGCGCACCTTGCCGTCGGTGCCGGTGAAGGCCGTCACTTCGGCCGGCAGGGTCTTGAACCAGGCGTCGAGCTTCTCGCGGGTGTCGATCTCCTTCGGCTGCGCGGCGGGCGGTACCGCAGGCGCCTGTCCGGCGCGCGCGGCGGCGGCGAGCCCTGCGGCCGGGGTCGAGTCGATGTAGGTCTGCAGGTACTTCGGGCTCACCACCGACTCCGGGGTGTCCAGCATGAACATCGAGCGGACCTTCTCCTGCTGGTTCTGCTTCACGTACTCGTCGACCTTCTTGCCGACGTCCTCGGCCCAGCGCATCGTCGCCGCGATCTGCCGGTCGGGCTGCGCGGTAAACATGATGTGGGTCTTGAAGAATGTGCCGACCTGCGCCTCGGCCGAGCGGCGCATCTGGGCGATGCTGCGGCCCCCCGGTGTTTCCGAGCGGTCGATCTCGAGGCGCAGCTGGCCGATCTGCTGGATGCTCAGGCGGTCGGCGATCTCGGGCTTCACGATCTGCGCGTAAAAGTCGATCTTGCGCGGGTCGCCTGGCTCGAGGTGGATGCGGTTCCACAGCTCGCGGTACATGGCGTCGTCGCCCTTGTCGTTCGCCCGTAGGTTGTGCTCCATGAGGCGCTCGATCGAAACCTTCGCCTGCGGGTCCATCATCTGCCAGGCTTGGAATAGCTTCGGGTCGGCCTGGATCTGGGCGAAGCTGGTGATGCCCTTGGTGGGGGCTGCCGCGGCGCCTCCGGTCGGCATGATGCCGCCGGCCGCCTGGCCTCCGAGCCCGGCCACGGCGTCGATCAGCATGCCTTGTGCCTGGCGCTGGATGGCGTTCAGCTGCTGCACGTCGCTCGCCACCGCGCTCTGGATCTCGTTCGACATGCGCCGGATGAAGGCTGCCCGGTCCGGGTTGCCTTGGTCGGTGCCGTACAGGGTGTTGGCGCGTTCCTCGACCTTGAGCAGCATGCGCGGCAGTTGCGCGGCGATGTCGCGCGAGCTCGGCAGGCCACTCGTATTCTGCGCGACCGGATCCTGGCCGCCCATCTTTACCATGCCGCCCTGCCCCATCTGCTTCACTTCGGCCTCGAGACCGTCCATGCGCGCCAGCCAGCCGGGCAGGTTCTCGGCCTGCTTGGGATTCTTCGCGGCGATGGCCTTCAGCTGCTCGCGGCGCCTGGCGATCATGGCGATCGGATCGCCGTTCGTTTCTTCCAGGAGCTTCCGAGCGACTTCGGTGCCCTGCAGGGCGGCTGCGTCCAGCGCCACCAGCGCCGTGGCGGGCGGCAGGCGGTCGCCCTGAATCGCGTCCCAGTAGCGCTTCTTGTAGATCTCGACGGCCTTCTCGCGGGTGAGCGACTTCACGTCGATGTCTGGGTTCGCCCGCTGGTTGATGCCGAAGTTGGCCGGCGCGCCGCTCGCACCATCGGTAGCGACAAACCCACCCTCGCGCCGCAGGAGCGACCCGACCACGTTCTGGAAGGTGCCGGCGCCGGATGCCGGGGGCGTGGCCTGGCGCACTTCGTCGACCACCTTCTTCGCCTCGAGGTTGGCGCTCACGCCAAGCGCGGCCTCGCGGGTCTGGGCCTGCAGGAGGAGTTTGACCTTTGGGTCCTTGATCTCCTTCTCGTTCGCCCGGAGCATCGCTTCGGCGAGCATCGGCTGGCTGTAGAGGAGCGCGTGGATGCGGGTTTCCCACAGGCCGTCGTTCAGTTTGTCTTTGGCGCGCTGGATCTCGTCCTTGTCGGTGACGCCCTTGCCGCGCAGCAGCGCCTCGGTCTGGGCGAAGAGCGTGTCGCGCGCGCCGGCGAATACCCCTGGATCGGTCGGCATCGCTGCGACCTGGGCGCGCGCGGCGGACTCCGACCCTTGGAACACGGTGGTGGCGTAGGCGTTCGTCTGCTCTGCGATGTGGGAGAGCGTCTGGTGCTTCACCTGCAGGTCGGTGGCGTCCGCTCGCGTGAGGAACCGTTGGCGCTGCTCGTCGGTCCCGAGGCCCTCGGCGATCTTCTTCCTGCGGTCCTGAAGGCCCGTGGTCAGCTCGGACAAGATGTTGCCGTTCACTGCGTCGGCGCCTTGGCGGCGCAGCACGCCCTTCTCTCCCATCGTGGCCTCGAGCGCCGCGTTCTTGTACTGATTCCAGGCGTCCTCGACTTTGGTCGTGTCGACCTTTTCCTGCTCGATCTGGATGGCGCGCTGCATCTCATCACCCAGCTGCATGACGGCGCCGCCCTCGGCCGAGAGGCCCGAGACCGGCTGGGCGCTAGCGCTGCCGCCGATGAAGCGCGGGATCGGCCGTTCGGTTGCGCTTGGGTCAGTCAGCCGGGGCATTACGTGCCTCCGAAGGGGTAGCCGGTGTACTGGCCGGGTTCGTCAATCAGGCCGGCATCGCCGCCTGGGCCGTTGCCGCCGTAGCGCTGGTAAAGGCTCGCAGCGGTCGTGAGGCCGCGGCTCGTGCCGCCCAGCAGATAGGCGTTCGCCCTGGAGGCCGCCGAGGCCTCGGCATTCACGCCGCTCGCGCGCGCAGCGGCCGCTTCCATGCGCAGGGCCCGGGCCTTCGACTCGCCCTCATAGACGGCCATCTGCGCCCGGTAGGCACCTTCGGCCTCGGCGTTGGCGAGGATGCGCACAGCGCCTGGGTCCGAGGCCCCTCCACCGCTTGCGGCCAGCACGGCTAGAGCGCGGGAGGCCACGTAGCGACCCTGGCGCTTCGCTTCCGCGGCCTGGCGCTGGGCGATGGCGATCGCCGTGCCGGCGTTCTGCTCTTGCTGCTGGGCCTGGAATTCGAGCATGGCGCGAGCGGATTCGCCTTCCTCCTTGGCGCCGGCCGCGCCCATGAAGCCGCCGATCATTTGGAGGAGACCAGCTCCTGCCTGCAGCCACTGGATGTTGCCGATGCTAGCCATGGTGTTCGAGCTCCGCGAGGGCCGCGAGCACGGTTACCGGCCGCGGCGCTTTCGCCAGCAGGCACAGTCGGGCGTCAGCCGACCAGCCGCCTGGCATGGTGATCTTCTCGGTCACGTAGTCGGTGTGCACGGCGTCGACGTTCACGTCGGTGCCGTCCTTCGTGAGGGGAAGGTTGTTCATTTCCGACTCGGTCAGGCTGTGGCCGTACTTGATCCCTTGCGCGTGCACGTCGGCGAGGATCAGCGCGAGGCCCTTCAGCATCTGGGTGTCGGTCAGGCTGCCTCCGGCCTGCTGCATGAGTTCAACGAGCTTCGCCGACTTGTAGCTCGCGCTATAGGCGAGGCCTACGACGTAGTTCGTTACGGTCGCGGTAAGTGTGGCCTGCCCGCTTCCGTTGAGGGTGTAGATCTGGGTGCCGTCCGTGTCGGTTCCCACATCCTCGCCGTCGGCCCAGACCACGACTTCTTCGCCGGCAAGGTGTGCGGCCGTGATGGTGGCGGTTGCTACGCCGGTGTAGGTGACGAAACTGTCAGCGAGTTTGCAGAGTTGCGCGTCGCCGCGGCACTCGGATTCGAGCGCCCATTTCTCGAGGTAGCGCACGGTCGCCGCGTTGATCGTGCGCTTCACGCTGTAGTAGACCGAGTCCTCCTCGTCGGCCGCGTCGGCGCCGAGCACGCACACGTCCTCGATGTCGCCATCGGTTTCGACTTCGCTCCAGCAGAGCACCTGCTCGACCTTGTCGTAGGTCAACAACGCGGCCGTTCCGTCCGAGCGCACGAAGTGGATCCGGGTGTCCGGTTGTCGCTGCACGGCCATGGCGACGATCTGCGGGCTGCCGATGTCGGGCACGAGCGCCGACAGGTTGGTCGAGGCGTAGTCGAGCGACTCGCCGTTGAATGCCAGTTCGTAGACCCGGCTGCCGCCGCGCTGCACGTAGACCGCCCGGTCGTCGATCGCCACGGCCTGGACCGCCGCCGAGCCCTGCGTGCTCGCCTTCTTCGGGTTGAAGTTGGTCGGCGTCAGTGGCTCGTCCAGCGAGCTTGACCTGCAGGAGATCTCGGCCGCCTCGCCGCCCAGGATCAAGCGGCCGATGGCGATCATCCATTGAATCGTGTCCACGGGCCCTGAGCCGATCGATCGCTGGATCGGGCCGGCGTCGCCTTCGAATTCCGGGTCGAAGCCATCGAATGCGTCCGAGATCGACCCCAGGAACTGGTCCTTTCCAGACCAGCACATGCGGCCCTCGGCAAGCGCCACCGCGCTAGGCCAGCCGAGGCGGTCGGACCAGACGCCCTCGGCCCAGATGTCGGTCGCGGCCGTGTCGCCGAGGTCCGTGATTACTTCTGCCGAGACCGAGGTCGCGCTCGAGAAGGCGGTCAGGCGCACGACGCCCGTGATCGATCCCAGAGCGTAGTCGAGCGTCATGTCGACCGACCCGGCCACGTAGTCGCCGGTCTTGATGCCGAGGCGGTACCAGGCGATCTGGTTGTCCAGGCCGTCGTCGTATGTGATCGTCTGGTCGGTCGTGTAGGTCGTCACGTCCTCCCATGGCCCGGTGTCCGACTCGAGGCTCCTCTGCAGCGTCACCGTGGATCCGGTCGCCGTCAGATCGACGATGATGAGCGAGAAAACGCGAGATGCGTCGACGCCGGTCACGCGGATCGCGCTCGTGAAGGTGTTCTGCGCCGCCGTGTTCAGGGCCTCGACGCGCTGGCCGTCGGATGTGATGGAGAGCAGCGCGCCGGCGTTATTCGTGCTCGGCGCCATGGTCGACTTGAAAAGCGCCGAGGATGCCGTCAGGGTGATGTTGCCGGAGAGCGCGCTCGGCGTGATCGTGATCGGCCCGATATTCTCGGTTCTGAAGGGGCCGTCGGTCGGCAGGTACTGGACGACCGACCACGACGTGGTCGAGCGGCGCTCGATCTTGCGCTGGGTGTAGCCGGCGCAGGCGCAGAAGATGATGTCTCCGGATTGGTCGTACCGGACCTTGCGCAGGTCTGCCTCGACCCACGGCGTGGGCAGCGTCATCACGCCGGATGCCTCGACGGCGACCGAGTCGACCAGCACCTGGCGCTTCAGCCTGCTCATGAAGCGGATGCGGAAGCCGCCGGTCGGCGTGAAGGTGAGCGAGTGCGTGCCGGTGGCGAGTTCCGTCTCGGTGATGTACTCATCGCCCCCGGCGGTCGATCCGACCCGCAGGATCACGGGCCCGCGCTGGATGATGATGCGCAGGGCGTGCTCGTCGCCCTGGTCGGCCGCTGCGACGGTCACGGTCTGGTCGCGGATCGCGGCGGCCGTGCCGTTGCCGGTCAGGCCCATGTAGCCGCCAGTGACCCAGGCCGACGTGCCGCCCGTTTCGTCGCTGTCGGTCCAGCTATTCAGGTTCGTGGTGAATGTTCCGTTCGCCACGGCGCTCGAGACGCTGCCTCTGGTGACCAGCGCGTCGTCGATGCGCACGCGCATGAGGCTCGCCGTCAGCTCGAGCTGGGCCTTGTCGGATGCCGAGAATTCGAACGGAATGTAGCGGGCGAAGGCGTTGCCGTAGCTCGCGCCGATGTAGCCCAGGCCCGGCCTGATCATCATCGAGCCCAGCACACGCGAGACCCAGTTGGTCTGCGTCTCGGCCGCCATGGCGAGGCGCTTGATGTCGGCGCGGGCGAGCCCGAGGCGCGAGACGAGTCCTCGGTTGAAGGCCAGTTTGGCGACTCGGGTGCGCATGCGGCGCTACCCGATCAGGCTGTTGGGGTTGCCTCCGTCCCTGAAGCCGCGCCTGGCGCCTGCGTGGCGCGCGGCGGCCCAAGTGCCCCGGGTTGGGAAGGTGGCGGGCTGCGTCATCGCGGCCCTGTTCTTCGCCACGGCAAGTGCGCGGGCGAGCACGCCACTGGTGGGGTGCACGATGTCCTCGACCTTCTCGCTGCCGCCCGGGAGCTTTCGCACAATCTTGCTGGCGAAGTAGGCCTTCACGTACTCGGTGAAGGTCGCCGGCCACTTGGCGTAGTCCATGCCGTAGCTGTCGTCGTCCGAGACGTACTTCACGAACATCTCGTCCTGGTCGGCAAACCAGTAGGCGACTTCGTCGGCGTACTGCGTCAGCGGGCTGCGGTGGTACTCGTCGTAGAACACGCCGCTCGTCGAGACCCAGTCGGTGGGCTTATCGAAGGCGCGCTGGAATCCCCAGTCCGGCGCGATCGCCGGGTTGTAGTCGAGGCGGCTGGAGCGCATGGCGAAGTGCCATTGCGCCTGCTCGAGGCAGTAGCGCACGCCGCCGTCGTTCCATATCTCGTCGAGCAGGTAGCGCGGCTCGCGCGCCTCCGAGAGCGAGGCGAGGCGCGTGTCCGAACAGATGAGGAGCGCGCCGTTGTAGATCTTCAGGCGCGTCGTGGCCACGTGGCCCCTCTCAGGCCGCTACGGCTTCTGGCTTCGCCATCGCGGGCGCACCTATCTGCCCGCGGGCGTGGGCTTCGAGCCAGGCGATGGCGGCGTCCTTCTCGGCGATCTGCTCCTGCACGACCTGGCGGTCGAGCTTGCGGATGACATGCCACTTCTGGCCCTGGTTGAAGCGGACTTCGTGGGCCTTCACGACGGCCCGGACTTCGGCCTCGCTCGCCTGCGTCATGGCCACGTCGGCCGTGGTCAGGCGGTGGAGCGCCAGCTGGTGCACCTTCGCCCAGGTGCGCGAGCAGTCAAGAACGACGTAATAGGCGAGCCAGGTGCCGTCCTCGGCCCGGGCCCGGATCTCGTCGAAGGGCCGCAGCTTCACGCCGTGATGCGACCAGAATTCGGGCTGCAGCAACTGCTCGGGCGTCACGCCCTGCGGGATCATGGCGTCGTGGCGCGTGCTCGCGTAGTCGAGCGCCTGCAGGGAGTTCGGTGGTAGCTGGACCTGCTGCTGGTTGGTGTTCGGTGCGTCCATGGTGATCCTCCTCGATCGGTTGTCGGTGTGCTGCGGTACTGCCGGCGGGGCCCGGAGGCCCCGCCTTCATGCCGATGCTGCAGCGCCTTTCAGCGCGTCGAGCTGACGAATCCGCCCGAGGAGGCGATCGCCGCCCCAGCGGTTGTCACCGCCCCCAAAACGCCCATGTAGACCGAGACCGAGCTGCCGGTGTCGATCGCACCCATGACGAGGTCGCCCTCTTTCATGCCGATGTAGTAGGCGTCGAGGAAGTAGGCCGCCGAGGTCATCTCGGTCGCGCCGTCGGTCGTGTTGTAGAGCCAGAGGCCCTGCCCACGTACCTTGGACGACGAGATCACGCTCGTGCTGCGCTGGCCCCACATGTTCGCCCCGATGTTCCTGGGCGGGTTCTGCTTGCTGCTCAGTTCCGTGCTGCCTTGGTAGGCCATCTTGGCCTCCTTTGATGTTTGACCCGGATGCCTGGCCGGCTGCTTCCCGGCTCAGGCTAGCAGGCCCGCTCGGTTAGCCGTAGGTGGTGCCGTCCGTGGTGATCACGACCACGCCCGCGTTTTGCAGAAGCAGCGCGCCCATGAAGCAGCTCGCCCTCGCGTAGGTGTAGTCCTGCTCGTCGTTGTAGCCGACTGCCGTGGACATTCCGCCGACGTTGGCCGCATGGCCGACTGCGTCCTTGTGGTACAGGAACGACTTCTCCGAAGCGCCGGCCTTACCCGGCAGATCCGGGTGCTCGATGATCAGGCAGTTCCTCCACCTGTAGGCCATCGGCTTGTCGCGCCAGCTCGGGTTCTGGTCGCTGCCGGCGTAGGGCCGGACTTCCACGTACTCGGCGTTCGAGAATTCCGGCGCCTGCTCGAGGAAGGCCAGAAACGACGGCTGGCAGGTCAGGGTGATGTTCGAGTCCCATGGCACGCTCGCGTTCGAGAGTTTCACGCGCGCGTTCTGGAACAGGCTCACCGTCGGCGTCGCCGAGGCCGCGCCCACCGTCACCGTCCCGGTGTTCAGGATGGTCACGATCTGGCTGTCGGTCTTGCGGTTCATCACCCCAATCGACGTGCGCTGCATCAGCGAGCGCTGGTTGCCCTGGCTGGCGAAGATGTTGAATCCGGTCTTGCGCACGAGGTCGTGCCACTCACCCAGCGTGACCGTGTTCTGCGTGTTGTCGTCCGAGCGGCTGGGGATCATGCCGTTCGCGCCGCGCGTCACCGCAGCTGCGCCGCCGGATCCTGCCACGAGGAACACGGCCTGGTTTCCCTTGATCACGGCGTCTGTCGTCACCGTCTCGCGCAGCAAGGATTGCTGCGTCTCGTAGGCGGCGATGATTTCGTCGCGGTACTGTGTTTGGTATGCGGTGTCCATGATGGACTCCTTTCGCTAAGTCGATTTGTCGACCTTCGCTCGGGTTGTCCGTCACGGCTGGTGGCAGGGTTGCCCTCTGCGGGGCCTGTTGCCAGCGGTCCGGGGCCGCGCTACGGTGCCCGTTTCCGCCCGAGGGGCCGGCGGTCCTCACCACCGGGTTGCCCTTCAGTTGTCGCGTTTATACACCCGCTCGCGCGGGCGCACAAGTGCAGCCTACGCCGCCTGCCCGCTCCTCGCCGCCATCTTGCCCTTGGCCTCGATCAGCTGGCGGTAGCGCGCCTCGCCGCCCTCCTCCCAGTATTTCTTCGACTCAGGGCTGCCTCGCGGCGCCCCCATCTGCTTCTTGAGTTCAGCGATCTCTGCGTCGATCGTCTTGCCCAGGTCGCCGCCCGTGTTCGGCACCACGGTCGATGCCGGGTTGATCTCGCGCTCGATCTGGACGAGCCACTTCCATGCGTCCGGGCTCGCCCTGATCGGCGTGCGGTCGGCCAGATACCCGTTCATGAAGCGGTCGCGAAAGCCTGCAGGCGCGCGGGCGAGCAGCGCCTCGGCCATGTTCTTGTTCACCCGGTAGTCGTTGCCCCAGTCCTTGCGGAGTGCGTCCTCGGCGGCCGTCTCGGCTGCCTTTTCGGCGGCCGTCATCGCCTGCTCTTGGCGATCGACTTCGGCGTAGAAGGAGCGGACTGCGTTGTCGACCTGGGCCTGGGTGTAGTTCGCCTCGTGGGCCGACTTCTTGAACGAGGCGAGGAAGGCGTCGTCCTCGGCCGGGGGCTTACGCCCTTCAGGCAGCGTGATCTTGTAGTCCTCGGGCTTGGTCGGGATGCCGGCCTCGGCCCGCCAGCGGGCCTGCTCCTCGGGCGTGGCGTCCTTCGCCAGCACGGGCTTGAGTTCCCCCCGCGACATGCGGGACTCGAGCTCGCGGTAGCTGCGGTAGACGTTCTCCGGTCCCTGGAAGCGCTCGAGGCGCTTCAGTTCCTCGGCGTCGCCGCCGGCCAGGCGCTGCCGCCAGTCGTCACCCCAGCCGCTGGCTGCCGCGCCGGTGCTACCGCCTGCGCCGCCCTGGTAGCCGCCGCCTCCTGTTGATCCGCCTGCGCCAGTGCTGCCACCACCGCCGCCACCTGTCGATGCCTGCGTGCTCATGTGCTCCCCCTCTCAAGTAGGCCAATTTTCAGTTTGATTGCCTTCACGATCTGCTGGCCGACGAACTGTCGGCCCAGCGCGAAGATGGTATCCCGGTCGCCTTCTGCGCCCCCTGGCCGGTAGGCTAGGTCGTAGGTCCGCGCCGCCTGGAGGACGATCCAGTCGAGAGCGCGGCGCTGTTGGTCGGCGCTGGCCGTGCCCTTGGCGAGAGCCTGGAGCGCGGCTGCATCTGCGGACTCGACGTGGGGCGGCTTCCACGGGGCGTGATCGGCGAGGGCCTGCCGGTCTGTCTTTCCAGGTCGCGGTATGCCCATGCGTTATGCGGGAGCTGCGGCATTGGCGGCGGCCATGTCCTTCCGAGCGGTGCCCAGGGTGGCCGCGACGTCGGCGCCCTGCTGCAGGGTCGCCAGCATCTGCTGCTGCGCCATCTGGTCGGCCTTCTTGCGGGCGAGCTCGTCCACGTCGGTTTCGGTGCGCATCCACTTCGCCGGCACGCGGATGCCCTGCGCCACGTCGCGCAGGATGATGGAGGCATCTGGGATGTTCGCCACGTTCTGGTCGAGCGCCACGGCCTCGGCCACGATCTGCTTGAACTCGAGGAACTTGACGCCCTTCTGGGCGTCGATGGCGTCGTGCAGCGGCGACTCGAATCGGAAGTCCACGTCGATGTTCTTCAGCGGCGCCGGGATCTCCATGGGCGATCCGAAGCCGCCGTTGCGGTACAGGATGTCGAAGGTTTCCTCGCAGAGCGCGCCGTTGTACTCGCTCTCCATGGGCTCGAAGAGCGGCAGCGCACCGCGGATGTACTCCTGCACGATCTGGCCTGCCTGGAATGCCGTCATCTGCGGGTCGGTCGCTGGGTTGAAGGCGCGCAGCTTATTCAGGAAAAAGCACTGCGACAGGACCGCGCGGCTGTCCTTCACGAGTTCCAGTGAGATCGGCAGGCCCTTCACGTCGATGTTCATGGCGCGCAGGGCTTCGCCCAAGCGCTCGTCGTACTCCATGTCCACCCACGTCACGCCGCCCGGGAACTGCTGCATGTCCGACTTCACCACGTCCTTCGTGGCGATCAGCGGTGGGTTGACGGCCTTCTCTCCTGCCTCGAGCAGGGTGAGTGTCATCGCCTGCAGGAGGCGCCCCTCGGGCAGCGCGGCCACGGTCGCCGGGCTGTAGGCGTACTGGCTGCCCGCCACAGTCGCCCACCGCGGGATGATGTAGACGCGGCCCCAGATCGGCGTCTGCTCGATCGTCTTGTTGTGCTCGCAGTCGTAGTAGAGCGAGACGCGGGGCTTGCCGCGGCCGTCGGCGTCGGCGAGTTCCGCGTCGCAGACGATGTGCATCACGTTGATCTCGTGGAACGGGTCTTTCGACAGCTTGTTGATGATCTTCTGGTCGAGTTCGGCTTTCGGGAAGAGCGAGCGCAGGTCGGTGATGGCGACCTTCCACCTGCGCGCGACGAAGTCGATCTTGCCGTCCTGGTTCTCGCGCCATGCGACGTCCTTCAGGTGCCAGGTCTGGTAGAGCAGGGCGTCGCGGAAGCGATTCAGTTGCGCACTGATCACGGCCTGACCGAAGGTGGCGAAGTCGTGGTCGCCTTGCTTGGTCGCCTTGTTGAACATCGCCTTGCCGTCGTACATGGCGCGGCGCATCGTGCCTTCGGCCCACTGCAGCCAGCGCTGGGAGGCGTTGTCGCTAATCTTCACGTCCCGCGGCACCATGTGGAACCAGGGCTTCTGCGTTGGGCGCAGCATCACGCCGATCTGGTCGCCGAGGTCGCGCCGGCATAGGAGCGGGTAGCTGGTGGTGAGGTTCGCTGCGAAGTCCTCGCCCAGCGAGCGCGTGGCGGTGAAGTCCGCGCGCTCGGGATAGAAGTTCTCGGCCTGCTCCTGCCACAAGGAGAGCAGGGACCCCCTCTTTGCGAAGAGGTTGTCGGCGAGCTCGCGGAGTTGCTTCGGGGTCATTGGACCTGAGCGCCTCCTACGCGATCGACGCCAGCGGGCATCGGGATCTTGATATGGGTCAACGTTTCAGGGTGGCAGCGTGGCGATCTGCTTTCGTGATCGGCGCACAGCGCGATGATGCAGACCTTCTCCATCCACTGTATGACATCCTCGGCGTCGCGCGCTGGCACCTGCACTTCCTGATTCAGAATGCCGCACTGCTCGCACGAGTACAGCACGCCGATCGTCTGGTTCATCCGCCGAGCGCGTCGCCGCCGGTGTCGGTCAGGATGGTGCTTTGCCGCCCGCGGCGGCCCAGCTGCGCCGAGATCGAGCGGCGCCTGGCTTTCTTCAGCGCTTCTTCATCCGGCATCGGGGTGGCTGGCTCGACCGGAGGTGGTGCAGCCGCGTCGGGTTTGTTGAGGGCGCCCATCAGCGCGGATCCGCCGGAGAGCACGGCGCCGATTGCGGTCAGGGTGACTGGATCGATGCCCATGGCTGTCTCCTTTTTCTTCTCACGCGAGGCGCTTGGCGTGGATCTGCGCGATCGGCTTGTAGCCCAGGATCTCGAGCAGCCGCGCAAAGCGGCACCCCATGGGCGAAGAATGGTAGACCATTTTCACGCCTTCCGCACCTAGTGCCTTCTCGGCATGCCTGACAAGCGCCGGCGTGACGCGCGCTTTGACGGCTTCCTCGGCGTGCACGACGTTCTGCTGGGCCTCGAGCAGGTACTGCCGGCGCGGGGCTGTGCCGACCACGAATGCCGCGTATCCGACGAGCTTACCGTCGATCCTCGCTGTGTAGACCCGCAGGCACCCGGCCTCCTCAATCGTCTCGTACAGGCGCCGGTTGATGTCGAACGGAAGGTCTGGCCACGGGTCAAACTGGGCGGCGCCTGCGGCCATCAGATCGGTCGATTCGTCCCACAGGCCGTGCACGCGCTCGCGCTGGATCTTCACCGGCGGCGCCTCGCCTGGTATGCCACGACGACCTTCGGCTTCATGCCGGTCATGCCGCGGCCCTGGTTGTCGAGCTTGCGGTCGATCCAATCGGCCGCGTGGGTGGCCATCCTCGGGCCCGCCCACCACGCCATGACCACGGCGTCGGCCTCGTTCGGTGACCAGCCGAGGCGCTCGACGACGCCCTTCTCGCCGCCTTCGGACTTCGACTTGGGCTCGCACTTGATCCCCCGGGCCGTCGTTTCGTATGTCACCGCACATAGGCCCGCCAGCAGCCGCTTGTCGGGCGGCAGCGCCACCACGCTTCCACCGGGTTGATCTGGATCAAGGGCCTCGCGCATGCCCCAGTAGGCGGCCGAGCGGGTGTTGGTGAAGCCGAACTTCTTGTCTTTCGTCCTGCGGGTCGTCGCCGCGGCGCCCTTGTAGCCGATGCACTCGACGCCGTTCTCGGACAGGTGGTTGTAGATCCCGCCGCCGTACCCGCCGCCGAGGTCGATCACGACGGTCGCGTTGTCCCGGCGCTCGGTGACCACGAGGCCGGCCGCTGCCGTGCCCAGGCGGTCCTGCGGGATGTCCTTGCCGTGGATCTTGACGAGGCGCGCGAACCAAGCGTCGTGCCTGGGCGCCATCACCATGTCGTCCTGGCCGCCGCCGGTGGGGTCCACGCCGATCGCGCACATCGGCACGTCAGCCGGGGGCTTCTCCGTCCAGCGGCGCTGGGCGGCCCGCACCCAGGCGCTCGGGATCACCTGGTAGGCGCTGTCGGTCAGGCCGGCCGTGAAGTCGCCCTTCAGGAGCTGGCTTCGCAGGGGCTCAGGGAGGTTTTGCAGCTGGGCCCGGTACTCGGCCGTGTTCCGGTATGGGTTGTCCTCGAGGCTCGCCGGGATGAAGGTGTAGCTGCGGGCGGTGTATGTCTCGCCGTTCACCGTGTACTCGCCTGGCCCTTCGACCCAGACCATTTGCCCTGGCTGGTCCTTCAGGTTCTTGCCGATGTAGACCGCCCAGAGGAGCTTGCCTGGCTCGGTCGGGAAGAGTGGGTGGCTCTCGTCCAGCCACGGGCCGAACCAGTCGAGCATCCAGTAGCCGTCGCTTGTCCTGGGTGGGTTCGAGGCAAGCACGACCCTGGTGCGCCGGCCGGGCCTCGCCCGCAGCCACGCGAAGAGGCTGGCGATCTGGGCCTCGAGGAATTCGCCGGCCTCGTCGTAGCCGTAGTAGTCGCGCTCGCGGCCGGCATGGTCCATCCAGCTCTCGGCGTCGCGCATGCCGGCGAGCTTGAGCGTCCTGCCGTCAGGCCGCGTCCATTCGTGGTCGGTTCCGTTCCAACCGCGCGCGCCGAGGATGGCCTTGCCGTCGGATTCCAGGCCGTCGGTCTGCGTCAGTTCGCGCCGGAAGATGATGCCGGTGTCGGCTTCATTCACGCCCCAGCCGAGGAGCAGGTGGGACTTCCCGCCGCCCGCCTGCCCGCCGTAGAGCAGGATGTCGGCCGCCGACAGGTAGGCGTCGGTCTGGGGCCCGGGGTTCGGTACCCAGGCCATGTGGCGCGTGGCCTGGTGGACTTCCTCGGCGATCTTGCGGCGCACTGGTACGGGCTTCGCCCGCACCCGCTCGAGCAGCTCGTCGAGGACGCCCTTGGCCATCGGGCCTAGCGCCTAGAACGTTGTCGGTCTGGCAATCGAACGAATCAACGCCATGAAGCCTTTTTGCAGATCGGTTGCCGCGATTGCCAGCCAACGCTGGTCAATGTCCTTCATCGCGCGCAAGGCTTCGATCAATTTGCCGATGTCCTCGCCTTTGTTCTTGGCGTCGTTCATCAGCGCGATTTCATCTTCGGTCAAGTCCCTGTATCCCTTGATGTGCTTGTGCTGGTTGTCCACTGTGTTGCTCCTTTGGTTATCGGCGGCGTTTCTTCGCTGCCTTCGCTGGCCACCGTCCTTGCTTTGATTCCGTTACGTGCCTCGTAAAATCTCCGGGGGCGCCAGACGATATTTTCCTTCGCAGCGTTTCTGGCAATTGTTGCAAGGTCTTTTCATGTTGCCCCCCAGTCACGGCCGCCTCGATCAAACGCTTGAGCGTGGCCTCGGTTGTCTCGCCTGGGTGCGCGAAGTGCTGCAGGTGCGCGGTCAGTGTACGCCCCACTGTTCCTTCTTGTCCGAGGCGCCTGATCACGTCGATCGCGCCTTCGCTCGTGCCTGTCTCGCCGGCGTGCGGGCGCAGGGCCTCCATGATCTCCTTGGCGAAGGCGACCTGCGGTGGCTCGGTCATGGCCTCGAGCACGTCGTTCTTTGGACCACCTACCGTCATGCGCTCGATTGGTCTGCCGTCAAGGTGCGTGATGCCGCTCCCGAGACCGGTGCCTGGCGTCTGCCCGATCACCATGCCGGGCAGCATGCCGTAGGGGCTCGTCCAGGTCTGCACGAAGTACTGCAGCGCGTGCTGTTCGCCTTGGACGCCGGCGAGCTTGTTCTGCGCCTCGGCGATGTTCGCCTGCGCCTGGCCGGAGAGGCTCGAGAGCTCGCGCGCGCGGGCCGTGAGCTTGATGTAGTTGTGGTCCCACTCGCTGATGCCGTAGACCGGCATCGGCCGCATGAGGTCCGACTCGGGCGGGAGGAACACGCCGATGCCGCGGCGCATGGCTTCCAGCAGGAAGAACTGGCAGCCTGGGCGCTGGTAGGCGTACTCCTCGTTCGCTGCCATGTCGACGCCCCAGAGGCCGATCACGTCGTCCGAGTCGTCCTTCTGCATTTCGGCCTCGAATGCCTGCTTCGAGAATCCGTCCGTGATCGTGAGGCCCTTGGTCGCCTCCCCGCGCTCCTGCGCACGGCTGATCTGGCGCTGCTCGCGCAGGTGCTCGATCGTGTCGATGGCCAGCGCCACCATGAGCGCGAGGCTCGATGTCAGGAAGTAACTGCTGAACTTCTCCTCGATCCTGTCGATCGGGTAGACGACGTGGTTCGGGAATTCCGGCACCGTGCCGCCGGTGTAGAGAATGCCCTTGAAGTCGCGCAGGAACTGGCTGTACTCGGGGCCGAACCACTGCGCGTAGGGCTCCCAGCGATGCACTTCGAACCAGCGGGTTGCTCGAGGTGACACGGCCCAGCATCCTGGGCTGCATCCCCAGATGTCCCACTCGCCACCGATCTGGCCGTGGGCGCGCGCCAGGCTCGGGGCCTTGCCCTGCATCCACAGGGCGTGCTGCTCGTTCTGGAACGGGGCTTTGTGGATCGAGCTTGACGCCGATCCGAGCACGGCGATCTTCATGTGGCTTCTCCGCTCGGCTGGGGTTCGGCTGTCGGTGTCAGGCTCTCAACGACTGCTGCCCTGATGCTCGGCCCTCTGGCAAGCACCGTCGGGTGCACGCCCATGCCGGTGCGGTCCTCGCCCCACGTCGTCATCTGGTACTCGAGGTCGTCCAGCGCACCGTTCAGGAAGGCGACCGTGGTGGTGGCTGCCGCGGCCTGCTGCTCGGCGAGCACCTTGCGCTGCAGCAGCTCGTTTTTCCTGGTGAGGTTCTTGATGTGCCAGTGGCTCGACTCGGAGATCCCGTAGATCGGCATGGGCCTGAGCAGGTCGCTCTCGGGCGGCACGACGACGTTGATGCCGAGGTCGGCGGCGAGCAGCAGGAAGTGCTGGCAGCCGGCCCTCTGGTAGCCGTATTCCTCGGTCGCCACCATGTCCACGCCGAAGAGGCCGATGGCGTCGTCGGCCGGCACGTCTGGGGGCCGCTGCTCGCGCTCGGCCAGAATCGCCCTGATGGCCATGGCGATCATGATGGCGATGCTCGACGTGAAGAAGAACGTCCCGAACTGCTCGGTCAGCGCGTCGATCGGCAGCGCGCGCGAGGCCGGGATCTCGGGCACGGGCTCGTGCATCCAGACCGGGCAGCGCGCCGGATCGCGCATCGCCATCCACTGCACGTACTCCGGGCTGAACCACTGGCGCTGCTTGGCCGGATTGCCGACGACCGGCGGTTCCCAGCGGTGCAGCTCGAACCACGCGTTGGGGCTGCCGCACTGGTAGTAGACGCCAGGCGAGCATCCCCAGATCTGCCACGTCGGGTCGCCGAAGGGCGCGAGCCCCAGGGACGAAGGGGCCGAGCCCAATACTGCGACTTTCATCGTTCTCCTCCTCAGAAGTTGCGTTGTTGATCAGCTCGACGGTACGGATGCCCCTGTCGAGAGCGCCAGCACGAGCCACTTCGCCGTGGTGATGCCCATCAGCGTGACCTGCTGGCCGACGGCGTTCAGCATGACGCCGGTTGCGGTCGACAGGAAGCTCGAGTTGTAGCCGGTCACGCCGCTGCCGAAGCCGACGACCACCGGCATGGTGCTGCCCAGGGTGGCGCTGACCTTCATCAGCGTCTTGCGCACACCTGGCTCGGGCGCCGCCATGGTCCACGCGCAGCCGACTTCGGTCGTTCCGAGCGAGGATGCGGTCGTCGCCGCGCCCGTGGTCACGTCCAGCATCGTGATGCCGTAGTTCGTGACTTGGGTGGCAGTCGACCCGGAGGTCAGCGACTGGGTGGCGACAGCCATGTCCTTCGGCCCCACCATGAATTCGTTGGAGTTCAGGCCGAGCCTGCGTCCGTGGATGGACGTCAGGATCGAGTTGCGCAGTGCGGTGAGTGTCGTCATGGTCTTGCCCCTTTACGTTCGATGCTGCCTCTCCTCCTGCTTTTCATTTGCGCCAGACTTCGGCCATCACGTAGCCGCTCGTGCGCGCGATCACCGAGAAACCCGTTGACCACGCCGGGATCTGCAGGGTGCGCTCGCCGAGCACGGGCAGGCTGTTGCCGGTCGATCCGACGGTTGTGCCGGTCGTCACGCTGGTGCCGCTCGATGGCACCACCGCATGTGTACTGACCACGTTCACGTGGAAGTTGAGTGCTGCGCCCGCGCTACTGAGGCCGGAGAAACGCACGAGGTGCGCGTAAGTCGCCGCGGCGCCGGCGCTTGATGCCGATGCGCCCCAGTCCCTCGATTGCCCGACGGCCGCATCGAGCAGGATCGTGTGGACCGTGTCCGGCGGCTGCGGGATCTTGTCGGTCGGACTCAGGGCGCCGTAGGAGCGCACGTCACATCCTCCACTGCTCTGCGATGATGTAGCCCGAGCTGACCGCGGCTGCCGACCAGCCGGTCGAGCCCGGCGGGATCTGCAGCGTCCTGGTGCCGTTCACCGGGATGTTGCTGCCGCTCGAGCCGGTTGCAACGCTCGTCCCGCTCGACGGTATCGCGGCCATCGTCGTCTGCAGGTTGACGCTGAAGTTGAGTTGGGCGCCTGCCGTGCTCAAGCCCGTGAAGCGCACGAGTTGCGCGAGGGTGGATCCCCAGTCAAGGGCCTGGCCGCTCGAATTCTCGACGAGCAGCGTCTGGACGGTGTCCGGGGGCTGCGAGATCTGGTCGATCGGGCTTCTGGCAGCGTAGGCGCGCATGGTCAATAGGCCTTCATCATCTTGCGGTTGGCTGCGTAGCTGCGCATGCTCCTCGCGGCCGTAGCGCTTGCCATCATTGCGGGCTTCTTCACGTGCTTCGCCCTGCGCTTTTTCATGCGCGCTCTCTGTGCCGCGGTAGATCCTGCTGGCATGGCGCGCACTGTAGCGCGTCGCCGCGCCGCGCACAAGTCAGCCAGGGATCGTGATCTTCTTCTTCGCGTGCTTGGGCGGTGGTTCAGCGGCCCGTTCAGCCGCGACGGCACCCTTGGCGAGCATGAAGGACAGGCGCCTGATCTGCTCGAGTTCGTCCATCTGCTCGGGGGCTGCGGGCGTCGGTGCGGGCGGCGTGTCCTTGTCGGCGGTGCGCCAGCGCGCGCGAGTTTTCAGCCAGAAGATCTGCGCGACCGGGATGCCGCCTGGGTACGTCTCGGTGGCGGTGGTCGCGTTCTTGAACAGGCCCTGCGCCACCTGGGCGTCGGCCTTCGTGTGCCCGCCGTCCAGTTCCTGCCGGAAGTACTTGCGCAGCGTCTTGACGCCGATCGGCTCCTGCGTGGTCTGGTGGATGATCACTCGGGACATGTCGTCCTCGGGGATGCCGGCGCCCGCCATGAATTCGACCGTCAGGCGCTGCTCGCGGCTTGGCACGAAGCGGCTGGCGCCTTTCGGCCTACCCACGCGACGCTTTGCCTTTTCCTCTGGCTTTGGCGATGGCGTCGAAGGTCTTTTTCTCGGCTGCATGGGTGGCGGCCTTCCCGGTGAGTTCCTGCCAGCGCTTCACGCCCACGTCGACGTAGCGCGGGTCGAGCTCGAGCGCGTAGCCTACGCGCTTTGTCTGCTCGGCGGCGATGATGGTGCTCGAGGCGCCGGCGAAGAAGTCGAGCACGATCTGGCCCTCGGTGGTCGAGTTGCCCAGTGCTCGGCGGGCGAGTTCGACCGGCTTCATGGTGGGGTGGAGTGCGGCACCAGCCTTGCCGAGGCCTGCGTCGCGGCTCACTTCCCAGACGTCCTCGGCCGGGCCGCCGGAGGCCTGCAGGAGCACGGTGCCGTCCACGTGCATGTGGCGGACCTTGCGGCCCTTCGGGGCTTGGGCTGAGACGTAGATCTCGCCGCCGGCCTTCGTGGCGAGGATCAGGCCCTGCCCGACGGCCGTGTGGGCCTCGCCCTTGGCGCTACGCGCGGCCAGGCGCCAGACGGTGGTCTGGGTACGGTCGCCGTGCCAGGCCGGCTTCACGCCCTGCCTGGCGGCGTAGAAGCAGGGCTCGTGCGCCCATCGGTAGTCCGACCAGCCGAGCACCATGGCGGGCTTCGCCCAGATGATCATGCCGAGCTCGACCAGGCCCACGTCCCTGAGCGCCCTGGCGAAGTCCTCTCGGGTTGCGCTCGCGTGCCAGACGTACCAGCCGGCGTCCTCTCGGGTGTGCTCGATTGCGGCCGCGAATGCGCTGTTCAGCAGCTGGTAGAGCTGGCCTCGGCGCAGCTCGTCGCCCTGGATGGCCTCGAATCCGCCGCTCGGGCTCTCGTAGCTGATGCCGTAGGGCGGGTCGGTGAAGACGCACTGCGCCTTGCCGCCTGCCATGAGCGCCTTCAGGGCGGCCGGCTTTGTTGCGTCGCCGCACATGAGGCGGTGGTCGCCACACCGCCAGACGTCGCCTGACTTCGAGACCGCGTGCTTGGGCAGCTCTGGCGCCGGTGGTTCGGTCGGTGCAGGCGGGTCAGGCTCGAGCGTGAGCGCGATCTCGCTCGCCTCGAAGCCTGTCAGGCCGAGGTCCATGCCCATGGCTTTGAGGTCGCCGAGTTCGATCTTGAGCAGGTCCTGGTCCCAGCCGGCATCGAGCGCCGCCCGGTTGTCGCCCAGGATGAAGGTCCGCTTCTCGCCCTCCGAGAGGCCCGAGAGCTCGATCACGGGCACGCGCTGCATGCCCAGCTGCAGGGCGGCCTGCAGGCTGCCGTGGCCCTTCAGGATCTCGCCCTTCTTTGAATCCACGAGGATCGGCACGACGAATCCGACCGTCTCGATCAGGCGCTTGATCTTGGTGATCTGCTCGGGCGGGTGGACGCGGGCGTTCCGCGCGTAGGGTTTGAGCTTCGAGACCTGCCGGTACTCGATCCGTAAGTTGTTGTTTTTCATAAGCGGCATTTCAGGTTGCCACGGGCTGCAAGGGTGCGATCCTGGGCTTGCGCTCGATCACCTGGTAGCTCACGGGCTGGCCGCGGTGCACGGCTGCCGTTGTCTTGGCGCCCACCACGTCGCCCAGCAGCCTGGGGGCGAGGCCGCGCGCTGGTCGCGCCGTGCAGACGTGCTGGCGCTCGACGGTGGCGCCGGCCGGCAGGTCGGCTGCAAAGTGCAGGCTGCGCCTGAGCTCGACGTGGGCCTTTTCGTCGGCCGTCGGCCCGTAGGCGAGGCCAGTGCCCATGCAGCCTTCGACCCGGGCGACTTCCTCCACCAGGCGGGCCAGCTCGCGTGGCTCGAGCGAGAAGGCGGCGTCCGGGCCGCCGTCAGCGCGCGCGAGTGTCACGTGCTTCTCGATCATGGTGGCGCCGATCGCGGCGGCTGCCACGGCCACGCCGATTCCCTGGGTGTGGTCTGAGAGGCCGACCTTGACATCCCACGTCCTGCCCATCGATGTCATGGTGGCGAGGTTCGCTTGGCTGGGTGGCGTCGGGTAGGCGCTCGTGCACTTGAGGAGCGTGATGTCCTTCGCGCCGGCCCTGCGCGCGGTGTCGACGGCGTCGTTGATGTCCTGCTTCCATGCCATGCCGGTCGACAGGATGATCGGCTTGCCGGTCGCGGCCACGGCTCGGATGAGCGGCAGGTCGCAGAGCTCGAAGCTGGCGATCTTGTAGCGCGGGCAGCCGAGTCCCTGCAGGAAGGTGAGGGCGTCGTGATCGAAGACCGAGGCGAAGCACTCGATGCCAACCGCCTTGGCGTACTCGAATACCGCGGCCTGCGCCTTCCAGGGCAGTATGTTCTGGTCGTAGAGCGCTGCCATGTTCTGACCGGCCCACGGCCCTTCAGCGATCACGAGCGCGGGATCCAGCACCATGGTGCCTGGCGTCCAGGTCTGCAGCTTCACGGCGTGCGCGCCGGCGGTCTGCGCTGCGTCCACGATCGCGCAGGCGCGGTTGAAGCTGCCTAGGTGGTTGGCCGAGATCTCGGCCACGACCATGCACGTCATTCGTCCCTCGGTTTCAGTCCGCCCTTGCCGTCAGGCACCATCCACCGCAGTCTTACGCGTTCGTAGCGAAGGACCACGGGCCGCGGCTCCCTGTCGTCGTTCATTACAGGATCCGCGCGGTTGCTTCGTAGGGCCTGTCTCACCGCCCGCCCGATTGGATCTGGAAGTGGTTTGCAATAGACCGGCTCGTCGTAGAAGCGCTGGCGATCATTACGGATCTTCGTTTGGTGCTGCGTTGGGTGATCACGCATCAGCCAGCAGCATGAGCGCGTCGGCTGCGTCCTTGATGTCGGAGAGCGATGTCTCGCCCGACTGCGCCTGGCGCACGATCAGCGTGGCGAGGCTGCGCGCGCGGTCGCGGGCGGCGCGCACCTTGCCGGCCTGCTGGGCGGCCTCGTAGTCGTCCTCGGTGCTCTCTATCGGCCGGATGGCATTCTCCGTGCCCCGCTCGACGAGCGCCACGATCACGTAGGGCTTGGCTGGCGCGCCCTCGCGGGCGGGGACGGCGCGCCTGTTGTGCGTAGCCGGGATGCCGGCTTGCGGCTGCAGGCCAGCCGGGCGCTTCACCATCACGTCGGCCGCGACCTTCTGGTAGGTCATGCAGGCGTCGAACGTCTCGATGTCGCGGGCGTCGATCTTCACATACATGTCCGGGTTCTGGCGCCTGGCGGTCCACAGCATGAGCGCCATCACCTTCTTCGGATCTCCGGTTGCCAGCGCGTCGAGCGCGTCCTGCTTCGGTGCTTTTGCCATGGTTATCCTCCCAGCGCGAACGTTTCTTGGATCTTCAGGAATCCCAGCTTCTCGAAGACGTGCCGGGAGTGTGGATTGGTTGGCGCGATGTTGGCAAGCCAGCGGGCGTTCCTCTCGCCGGGATCGGACGGCAGTGGTTTATTCTGCCCCATGAACAGGCGCAGGGCCTCGGGCCCGTATCCCATGCCGCGGTGGCTGCGCTTCAGGACGATGCCGATCTCGTTCCTCTGGGTTGCGCTCACGTAGCCGGCCCAACCGAGGCGTGTGCGTGGGCCGACCATCGGTCCAGGTGTCGGATCCAGGAATTCGGTGACGTCGATCAGATACCACAGGCGGAAGACCCGGCGATCGATGAAGTCCATGTGCTGCTCGAAAGTCGGCAGCTCGCGGTGGCTGATGTTGATCTCGGGGTCGCGCTCCTTCATCAGTTCGTAGAGAAATTCCGCGGCCCCAGGGCGCACGAGGCGGCCGACGTAGACGTCCTGCAGGTTGATGCGGCTCATAGGCGGGTTTCCACTCCTCTCTCTGCAAGGTGCGTCGCGGCCCCCTTCGGGGTCTGGTCGGTGAACTGGAACATGGCGCCCGCGGCCACGGCGTCGGCCCCGGCTTCAATCGCCTCGCGCATGTGCTCGTAGCTGCCGGCACCGCCGTGCGCAATCACTGGGATGTCCACTGCCTTGGACACCAGGCGAATCAGATCGATGTCGTAGCCCTGCATGGTGCCCTCGCGGTCGATGCTGGTCAGCAGCAGCTCGCCGGCGCCGCGGCCCTGGCACTTGAGCGCCCACCAGATCGGGTCGAACTGCGTGAGCTTGGTGCCGTTCCTGCCGTAGACCACGCGGCCGATCGTGTCCTGCCGGTAGTCGATCGAAGCGACGATCGCCTGGCGGCCGACGGCTTGGGCTGCGTCCTTCAGCAGGTACGGATCCTCGATCGCGGCGCTCCCGATCACGACTTTGTCGGCTCCGGCCTTCAGCAGATCCCGGATGTGCTGCACAGTGCGGATCCCGCCGCCCACGGCGAGCGGCATGTAGCAGCAGTCGCTGAGTTCCTCGACCAGCGCGAGGTCGGGGCCGCGGCCCTCGGCGGTGGCGGCAATGTCGAGCAGGACAAGCTCGTCCACGTTTCGCGCTTGGTGGATGCGCACGGCCTGGGTGGCGAGGCCCACCGAGCGCCAGCTATTGAACTGGCTGCCCTTCACCAACTGCCGGCCGCGGCAGAGCAGCGTCGGAATGATGCGCTTGGCGAGGCTCATCTGGTGCGCGCGGCCAGCCGGCGCCCCTTTTTGCGGCCCTTCCATTCCACGGTGCCGTCGAGGAACAGCACGCCAATCGCCTGCTGGAGTTCTGCGTCTGATTTCGCCAACCCACGGAAGAGCCAGGGCGTTCTGGGCCCGCCGTCCTTAAGCACTTTGAGGATCCTCGCGGCGAGCCTCACGTGGACTCCTTCAGGATCGGACGCCAGTCGTGCTCGCCTTGGAAGAGGTCCCAATTCGTGAAGCGGTGCAGGATCGGTAGCAGGTCGTTCATCGTCATGCCGATGCGCTCGAGTACGGCGTCGATGGTGATGCCGGCATACTCGGTCGGGAAGAGGCCGTCGAAGTGCTCGACCCACTGCAGCGCCGTTTTGCGATCGATGCGGCCGGCACGGATGTCGACAGACACCTGGGCGCATCCTCTACCGTAGCCGTACTTTCTCCACATCATCGCGTCATGCAAGCCCGTGGAGGCGTTATCAAGGTTCTCGTGGTCCCAGTGGTTGGCAGCGCTTGGCCGCTCCTGCCTCATGCCTGCAGCGCGCGCCTTAGCGGCGTTCTCGTGGCTGTCCCATGGCAGGTACTGCCCGAGGAAGTGCGCCTCGATGCCGGCTTCTTCGAGACCTGCCGGCAGCGTGTAGGCGGCCATGTCGGCCTCGGTGATGCCGGACTGCCCCACCATGTCGGCTGCCCGCAGGCCCAGGAAGCCGCCGAATTCCGAGATCCATCGGCGCGTCATCTGCTGTGCGTCCTGGGCTTCCAGCGGCCCGCCGTACTGGTTCTGCGGGTTCTCGCCGTAGAAGATGAACGGGATGCCGGCCTTTGCTGCGACGCGGAACGGCGTCGTGAAGATGGCGACGTGCTCCGGCCAGCTGATGTCGCCCACCAGCTCGAGCCCGAGGCGGTTCAGTTTCGCCCGGACGCTGCGGTCTGGCGTCACTTCGACGGTGCTTGCGTGCCTGGCGATGTTGTCCAGGTTCGCGCGCCCTATCGGCGTCAGGTGGCAGGTCGTCGCGGTCACGGCCAGCACCCGGGCGCCGCGCTCCTTCAGCATCAGCACCTGGGCGGTCGAGTCCTTGCCCCCTGAGCTCGGCACGATCACGTCGTAGGTGTTGCCGAACTGGGTGGCGACGGCGCGGGCCCGGGCGAGGAGCGCCCGCAGGTCTTCCTCACGGGCCTGCCAGTCAATCTTGGGGCGCCCCGCGTAGGCGAGGCAGGCCGAACAGACGCCGTTCAGGAACGCGGTGTCAGGGCGGGTGTCGGGCATCAGGCACTGCAGGCAGCGATTCACGGTGTTGGCTCCATTTTCTGTTCGTCTGTCAGTTCGCGCTCGCGGCGCCTGCGGCAGGCTTCGCAGGAGCATATCGCCCGTATCCGCGCGCGAAGCGCCTGGCACACAGCGAAGTCCGGGCCGTCGACGTCGCCCTCCCAGAGGCAGACAGGTGCCTCGGCCTGGTCACTCATTGGCTCTTTTCAAGCAGCCACCACGTCAGGTCGTCCTGGGGCGCCTCGGTGTCGCGGTGGTAGGCGAAACCGTAGTCGCGCAGCATCAGGTCCGGGAAGCGGTCGAGCATCTCGCCTGCGAAGTCGCGCTTCCACAGGCGGTTCGCCTCGCCCCGGTACGGGATCTCGACTGGGGTCGGGTTGTAGTATTCGGCGAGCAGGATGTAGCGGCCGGCCGCGGTGTGGATGCGGTCGTAGACCGCCGGCAGGTCGGCTGGCGGGATGTGGATCATCAGGCCCTTGGTGATCACGACGTCCCAGTACTTCGGGAGCGGCTCCCAGTCGGTCACGCTCACGCCCGCGGCCACGAGCACGTGCGGCGCGCGCTCCTTCAGGATCTTGGCGGCGCCGGTGTGCAGCTCGAGCGCGGTGATCTCGGCGAACGGGTAGCGCTTCACCAGCGCGCGGATGTTGGCGCCAGTGCCGGCGCCGAGTTCGATCATGGTGCGCATGCCCCGCTCGCCCATGTTGGCCTTGTCGAGCGCCATGGCGAAGAAGTGATAATTCGCACGCTCGTCGCCTGGGCTTCGCTCGTGGTAGGCGTCGCCCTTCGGCCCCGCCCAGTGCTCCTCCTGCTCGGTTCTCATGCTGCCTCCCTCGGTTGGTGAAGCGCGGCGAACATTCGTTCGGCGCGTATCCAGTCGTCCACGGTGTCGATGTCGCAGACCCGTTCGGCTGGCAGTACCACGTGGTGGCTGTTGCCCTCAAGCGGTAGTCCTGCGATGAAATTCTCCGTCATACCGAAGTAAAAATTGCCGGCGCTCTGGCCGTCGGGCCCCGTTGTGTAGACGTAGGCGGTGATCCCGGAGAGTAGCTGCGCCCAGCCGCGGCGCAGGTCGCCGGTCGTGATCATCGGTGCTGTGGCGTACAGGCAGCAGGCGATGTCTGGCCGGTCGCGCTCATCCGGGAATAGGTCTTTCAGGGCCGCGGCCATCACGGCCTGCGTGCCGACTGCGTTATCGGCGAGTTCTGGCCGGCGCACGTGTACGCCGGCGCCGAGTGACCAGGCCACGTTGGCGGTGGTCGAGTCCTCGGTCGAGACGTAGACGCCCATGCCGAAGAGGTCCGAGCGGTGCGCGGCCTCGATCGAGTAGGCGATGATCGGCCTGCCGTGGAATTCCTTCAGGTTCTTGCCGGGGATCCTGCGGCTGCCGGCGCGGGCCGGGATGATGCAGACGGCGCGCATCAGTCGATCGCCGACAGGATGGTGTCGACGACGTTGCGCGCGATCACGGCCGGGGCCTTGCCCTGCTCCTGCATGCTGCGAAAGACGTGTGTCGCCCTGGTCACGAGGCGCGCGCGGTCCTCGCGCGTGATCTTGCGCTTGGGTACCTGCACGGTCACCTGGGCGCCGAGTGCCACCGCGGTGTCGATCATGGCCTTGGCAACGCCGACTGCGTTCTGCGGCTCGTAGGTCACGTAGGCCATGGGGCGCTGGAAGCGCTGGACGACCCGGCCGTTCGCCTGGCTGATGATCATCTCGACTGCGCCTTCGTCGGTGCCGGCCTTGACTGGCAGGCTGTCGCCTTCGTCGGTCACGGTCAGTTCGCCTTCGCCAGCAGGCTTTCCTCGAGCTTGGCGAGGCTCGCCTGCAGGTTGGCGATCATGCTGCGGCATTGCTCGGGCGTCATGAACAGGTTCGGGATCGGCGTCGAAAACCCGAGGTAAACCTGGGTCGGCGTCACGCCGTGGTGGATCTGCAGTTGCTGCTGCTCGCCTTGGGTGGCCATGCGGTTTCTCCTCTTTGCTTGGCGCATCGCGGCGCGCCGTTGGGTACGGTTCACTTGAATAGTCCGATCTGCGACAGGTCAGGATAATCACTGTCGGTGCCTGGGCCCCAGGGCAGGGGGTCGTTGTGTTCGTTCATGCTCGCCATGAGCAACAGGCCTTGCGCAGCAGACACAGGCGACATCACGACGTGCCATCCAATGTGCCGGAATGCGTCGGACTTTGGTGCCACGCCTTCGGTCCTTCCGTCGTATCGCGCGCGCTTCAACCAGGCGGCGGTTTCTTTGTTGTCGCACAGGATTGCGCCGCCGTGGCCTATCGGTAAGTGCTTCGCCCAATGAAAGCTCAAGCACATCAACGTTCCAGCGATGTACATTCGGCTCGTCAGGTGCCGCGCTGCGTCGTAGATCGGGTAAGGCAGCAGCAGGTACTTGCCATCCCATTGTTCATCTCTGAATGTCACGTCGGCGCCGGCGTTGCGAATGCTCATCGCAACCCCAATGTACGTAAAGCGCGGGATGTCTACGGCCTGTCTGATCGGCGCGTTGCGAATGCTGTATGCGACGGCCAATAGAAGGGCGTTCGTGCAGGAGTCGACTGCCACCGCGTATGGTGCTCCGGTGTAGCTTGCGACGACCTGCTCAAAGTCGCGGACGACGCCCCATGCGTGCTTCGTTGCCTGCCTCCATCCTTTCCGCTGGAAGGTTCGTCTGTTGTGGTATTGCTGCCTCGCTGTTGCCCAACGGACGTTCCCTGGCTCGTAGTTGCCGTCGTTGTCGATTCGATCCAAGCTGTGCATCGGAGAAGGTCTGCGGCCGACGTATTTTAGGAATTCCTTGTAGTCCTTGGCCCAGCGCGGATCGACCTTAATTCCTCGCCCACCGTAGTCCCTCCACTTCGGGTCGTGTGTGTTGAAGCACCGTCGTTTCATACCGGCCCATGCAACATATTCTGCGGTCTGTGGCTTCTTGCGTTGTGATGCTTCGCCGTGGCTTTTGCGGTGCAGGCACCCACAGGATCGCTTGTGGGAACGCTTCATCGACTCTCCTCGCGCTATCGTCTCGTTTCCGCAATCGCAGATGCATTGCCATCTTGTGCGGTGGTGCTTGCTCGATGGAAGGCGCGAGATTACCGTCAACATTCCAAACCTTTGACCAACCAGATCCTTGACGCCGCGGCCGGTGTTTCCGTGGACCTTCACGGGATCTCCTTCAGCCGCTCGCGGATCTCATCCACGGTGAGCATGTATGTCTTGACGCCGGTCATGTTGGGCTCGAGGGCTGCCGCCTTGCCGCCGGCCACGAGGTAGGGGTCGATGTAGCGGAAGGCCGGCGACTCGGCCGGCGCGATCATCATCTCGTCGAGCTTCTCGCCTTGGCCGAGGCCGTTCTGGACGTCCATCTGGGCTCCCATGGCGGTGGCGAGGTCGCCCAGCCGGTAGGCCGGCATGAGCGGCACGACGAGTTCTCCCCCGGTCATGTGCTCTGCCGTCCACAGGACGAGGTCGACGGCTTCCTCGATGCGCAGCCAGAAGCGGGTGGCGGCCGGATTTCGCACTGGCACGTGCGTGATGCCGGCGGCGAGAAGGGTGCGCCACGTCGGGATCACGCTGCCCGTGGATCCGGCCACGTTGCCGTAGCGCACGGCGGCGGTCATGGCGCCCCATGCTCCCCTGGTTTCGGCCAGCACGAGCTTCTCGCCGACGAGCTTCGTCGCCCCGTAGGTGTTGAGCGGCTGGCAGGCTTTGTCGCTCGAGACGTAGACCAGGCGGCAGACGTCCTCGTCCATGGCCGCCTCGAGCACGTTGGCCGTGCCGATCACGTTCGTCTTGATCATCTCGCCTGGGTTGTACTCGCCGACTTCCACGCGCTTGAGCGCGGCTGCGTGGATCACGAGGCCCACGCCCTGCATGGCGCGCCGCAGGCGCTCCTTGTCGCGCACGTCGCCGATGAACCAGCGCAGGCGGCCGTCTGGATCCGGCTGTGCCTGGCGCATGGTTGCCTGGGCGTACTCGCCTCGGCTGTAGATGCAGATGCGCTGGGTGTCGGTCGTCAGCAGGCGCTTCACCAGCGCGCGGCCGAGAAACCCGGTTCCGCCGGTGATCAGGACGTCGGTGTGGATCACAGCACGCGCTGGATCAGGTCGGCGATGATCGCTGCCGCGGCCAGCAAGGCGCAGGCGGCGAAGCAGAGGCCGGCCGCGTCGACGCTGGGTTCCTTCCCGCGCTGGTATTCCTCGAAGTCGTTCTCGTTCATGCTCTCCCCCTCTTTGGTCAGTTCAGTTTATCCCAGCCGTACTTCGCAATCAGCAGGGCCTCGGCCCGGTTGTGGTCCTTCACCCGCTCGAGCAGCTTCGCGGCCGGCGGCCACAGGCGGATGGCGCGGGCCCGGGCCTGTTCCTTCGAGTCCGACAGCTCGAGCGCTTTCTTCCAGTCCCGCGGCCGCACGAGCTCGTGCGCGTAGTGGCGGGCTGCCACGACGCCCTCGATGTGGCCGGCGGTCAGGAAGGAGGCCGCGGTCGTCGCTGAGTGCTGCCCCGGGAAGGCGATCGGCGTCTCGATCACGATGTGGATCTCGTTTCGGTCGTAGGCGGCCGTCCAGTCCCTGAGCAGCTGCTCAAGCGCCGCGGCGTTCACCTGGTTCTTCACGTAGGCGGCCTTGCCGTGGCGCTCCATCACCGGCATGTCGGCGAGGTTTGCGAAGGCGCCTCGGTGGTCGAGCATGGCGATGGCGCCGGTCAGGCCTGGGTCGATGCCGATCAGGATCATGGCTGCTCGCTCATGTAAGCGCGGATGAATTCCGCTGCTTGCGGAGCGACGATGCTGTTCCCTGCGGCGCGCAGGACGCCCACTCTGCCGGGATACCCATGAGCCAGAGGGAAAAGTCCGGGTTTAGTTGGCCGCGCTTTTCCGTCTCGGCAGGGGAGCCATTCTGAGGGGTGCCAAAATCCGTTAACTGGTGCGCCTGCCTCGGCAGTTGATCGAGTCGCGTTCTCTCGCTGCCGTCCGGGTTCGTTCCGGTCGTCGCCATGCCAGGCGAGTCCTTGTGATCCCTGCTGCTCGGCGTCGCCCATGTCGCCAGAACCGATAGATTCTCGCCTCCCTGCCGCGCTGTCTCGCTCACTCCGGTATCGTTCATTTGCGGAGTCGGCCAACTCACCAGTTGCGCCGAGGCTTGTAGATCCCGCGCTGATTGATGGTTTGGATTGCTGCTGACCCCGCGATGCCCATGCGGGCCGATCCCGGTGTCTGGAGTCGGCCACGAAGTAAAGCCGTTGCCGGATGTGCGGTGCCCCGACGCTGCAAGCCGGAAAACTGACCGCCCCGACGGCGTAATCAAGTTCTTCGAGCGATAGGCAAACATCGTCGAGCCAGCCTGTTCTAATCGCGGCATCAACTTGCTCACCAAAGACGACTGAAGGGCGGCGCTCGCGGATGAGCCTATACCAGTGTGGCCATAGGTGGCGCTCATCCGCGTAGCCGCCGCCTTTTCCGGCTGCGCTGAAGGGTTGGCAGGGACAACTGCCGGTCCAGACGGGTCTATCGTCCGGCCAACCGGCGAGCCTGAGCGCGTAGCTCCAACCCCCGAGGCCGGCAAAGAAATGGCATTGCGTGAATCCTCGGAGATCTTCGGCGGAAACATCGGCAATTGATCGGTCATCGACTTCACCCGGCGCGATCAGGTTCGCGGTGATCAGGTTCCGCAGCCATTGGGCAGTAAACGGCTCGATCTCGTTGTAATACGCTGCCATTCACGTCGCCCTCCACAGCGGCACGGGGTGTGCGTGGGTCTTTGCGCTCTGCGCCTTCACGTAGCGGCCGGTGTTCACAACGAGGCCAGACTTCGCCGCCCGCGCGGCGAGGGCGCCGTAGGCTTTCGATGATCTCGGGCTCGGCCCGCCTCTGGCGAGCCAGCTCGCCCGCCACTGCTCCATGGTCGCTTCGCCTTGGCGGGCGACGAAGGCGACGAAGTCCTGCAGGGCGTCGTCTGCCCAGGTTCTCGATCGATCGGCGGCGCGCTGGATCCCGGCGTCGCGCGCGGCGCGCGCGGTGCCGATGTCGAGTGCGAGTTGCTGCTGGTTCATGTGCTCAGATCCTCCAGGGAGAAGCGCTGGCGCTCGTTTCCTTGGCGCACGCCGAGGTACTTGGGCTTCACGCCGGCAATCATCTTCGCGTAGCTGCGCGCGGCCGTCTTGGCGATCTCGACCATGTTGCCGGCCGGGACTTGGTCGAGTTCCCGGATCACGGACCCAGCCGCATCCAGCAGCGCGACCCTGGCGGTGGTCGGCGGCTGCGGCCTCGAGGCCGTGGTGGCTGCCTGCAGCTCGACCCAGAGCTTCTCGGCGTCCCGGATCAGGAAGTCGAGGCTGTGCTTGGTGCGCGCGTAGAACGGCTCGGCGTGGCCGAGGTAGTGCTGGACCACGGCCACGGCGTGCTCGGCGCCGACTCTGGCCACGAGGTTCGCCAGCTGGCCGTTCGCCTTCGCGCTCGGCGGGTAGTCGCCTTGGTAGCGGGCCTTGATGCCTTCCTGGTAGGCCCGGAAGGCGGCTGCGACCGGGCTGGGCATGGCCCGGCCCGCCTCATGGTGGTTCTCTTTACTGACGGTTCTTGATGATTCGGGTGCAATAGCTGTTGCACCCTTATTTACGTCTGGTTGCACCCTTCCGGGGTCTTTCGTGCTGGATTCTGCAGGGTGCAGATTTTGCACCCTACCCACTACATCTCGTGGTATCAGCTCGATCGGGATCCGGTATCTTGTGGCCTTCCCAGCGCCTGATCCGCCGCGTTCGACTACCTGCAGCCATCCGATCTTTAGCATGGCCTTCAGGTGGTATTGAACGGTGCGCTCGGACTGCTGGGTCTTGGCGGCGAGCCTCTGGACGCTCGGGTAGATGCGGCCTCCGGTGTCGTCAGCATGGTCGGAAAGTGCTAGTGCCGTCAGGTACTCGCCCCCGCCGAGCGGGAAGTGGTCCCAGACGAGCGCCGTTACCTTGACGCTCATCGCGCGGCGTGGATCTTCGGGTACATGCTCGGGTCGACGTGCAGGCGCCCGGCGGTCAGCACCTGGAGCTTGTAGGCGACGCCCTCAGGGATGATCTCTGGCCACTTGTTGACGGCCTGCTTGCTGATCTCGAGTGCCTCCGCGACGGCCTGCTCGGATCCGAAGTGTTCGACGACCGTCTCTTTTCGCATAGTCGGCAACATACCCGCGTTTTGGCCGCCAGTCAACACGTGTTGACTTTCTTCGGCGCCTATGGTCTTATGCGTCCGTGGCCCCGCATCCCGCGGGGTGAAACTGGAGAACGAAATGGCCACCTTGAAACAGCAGCTCCCGCAAATCCGCGACGCGATCAATGCCGCCCTCGAGGCCGCAGGCGTCGCCAAGCAGTTCAACCTGAAGTCTCTCGTCGCCGGCAATTGCCGGTTCGATCCTGATGCCGGTTCGTTCACCTTTAAGGTGGACGGTGTCGTCGCCGGCGCCATCGGTAAGGAAGGCGCGCTGTACGAGCAGCTGCGGCAGTGCGAGCCGAGCCTGCCGCCGTTGTTCACCGTGATTCCCGGGACCGATGATTACATCGTCGGCTGCAATCCGAGCGGGACCAAGATCATCACCATGCGCAACGAAAAGCGCTACCAGTGGCCGTTGCTCTCCGTGCGTCGGCGCTTTGGCGTCGTCTCGGAGCCGTCGCTGTCAGAGCAGCGCGCGATGGGGGTGTCGTCGTGAGCGCGACCGTCACCACGCTGCGCCCTGTCGCCGAGATCGTCGGCACGATGGACGTGCGCGTCGACCGCGTCTACGGCAACTTGACCGTCTATCCGGCCTGCCCGCGCGCCGAGGTGCTGGCGCGCATCGCCGGCACGAAGACGCTCACGCTCGATGCGCTCGCCGATGCGCGGCGCCTCGGCTTCCAGATCCGCTTCGCCGAAGGCTCGTCGGCCGTCATGGCCGAGCGGCTGGACCGGCTGCTTGCAATCGTGCGGGAGAGGCCATGATCGACGATCTCGACGTCTGGGCGCAGTGGGCGCGCCGGCAGCGCCGGTACGACGCCATCTGGGACACGGTAGAGTGGCTCGCCCTCTGGGCGGTCGTGCTCGCCCTTGCCTACGCCGTGCTCCTGCTCGCTCGAGTGGCGGCGTGAAGCCGAAGTTCACCGATTCCGCGCGCTACCCTCGAGGCTACGTGCGCTCGGATGCGACCGACGTGGCGAAGACCTTCGAGCGGGCCCGGCGCGCGCTCGAGACGCAGCGCGCGGTCACTGGGCGCAAGGTCACGCCGATCAAGAAGGCCGAGAAGTGAGCGCTGCCAGGGTTGACGAGGCCTTCCGCAGCATCCTGGCTGGCGAGGATTTCGCCCAGCCGCTGGGCGCCTACGTCGAGGCCTTTGTGGACATAGAGCGGCCCCGCGGAAGGCTGACCCGCGTCAGTGCCATTCTGGCAGATCCCGAGCCCGACGTGGGGCATCCGAGGCCTGTCATCAAGTCGGTGCGGGCGGTGCGTGACGATGGAGTCATCGTGCCGATCACGACCGAGGAAGTCCGAGCGCTCGCGGATCGCTTCGAGCGCGCCTACTACCGTTGGAGGGATCGTGGAGTTCGGAAAAGCTGACCGGAACCTGCTGGTGCGCGTAGGGCGGTGCTTGAAGGAGCAGGCCGACGACTTGGAGCGGTCCTGCGGGGCCGACTGGTCGCTCGACGCCGATCACGTGCAGGCGAAGAAGGACCACGACCGGCTGCGGCGCGAGGAGCGCGATCTCGCGGCCTTCAGGAAGCGCCTCGAAGCCCTCGTTGTTCCACAGCAATCACATCAGGAGGAAACATGATAGGTCGTTATTGCATGGTCCGTACCTACAGCGCCGGCGTGTTCGCTGGCACCGTCAAATCGCGCAACGGCAAAGAGGTTGTGCTGGCTGGCGCCCGCCGGATTTGGTACTGGAAAGGCGCTGCGAGCCTGAGTCAGCTCGCTGCCGAAGGAACGAGCGCTCCGAAGCAGTGCAAATTTCCAATTCCGGTCGAGGAAGTGCTGCTCACTGAAGTGATCGAGATCATCCCGATCACTGATGCTGCGCGTGCCTCTATCGCCAGCGTGCCAGTATGGCGCGAGTAAAAGACGGGTACGGGTACGGGTACGGGGACGGGTCCGGGTACGGGTACGGGGACGGGTCCGGGGACGGGTCCGGGTCCGGGGACGGGTACGGGTACGGGTACGGGTAAACCAATGCCATCCGAAACCTTCGAGATCCGGCGCGCCGAGCGTAAGCAGGCGCGGCTGCGCCTTGCGGTGTGCGCGGCATCGGGG